CCTGCTGCTGAGCCTCTACGACCAACGCCCGGCCGGCGCGGGTGAGCGGCAGCTGCGGCGCCAGCAGGAGCTGCTGTTGATCGCCCGCCGCCTCGGGGAGCTGCTGGCCGATGACGACCCTGGTGCCGGCCATGGCAAGAGACAGTGATCGCCGCTTCCCGCCGCCGTGGCCCTGTTCTGGACGCAACTGGCCTCCCTGCTCGGACCCCCAGGGCAGGCTGGACCGCAGGGACCCCAGGGCACCGGCGTCCCGGCCGGGGGCAGTGCCGGCCAGACCCTCCGCAAGCGCAGCGCCGCGGACCACGACAGCGAATGGGCAACGCCCCCCGCCAGCGCTGATCTCCTCTTCATTCAGGACAGTGCACCGACGGCCGAGCAGCTGGCTGGAGCCTCCCGTTACCAGTGGTGGGACACCAGCGGCGGTGCCCTCACCCTTTACATCGAGGACGGGGTGAACTGATGGCCCTGCGCAATGCCTTTGACGATCTCGCGCTGGAATCGACCCTCCAGTCGCTGCGGCTGGCGGTCACTGCCCTCACCCGCACCATCGGCCTGATCACGCCCGATGCGGCCGGCCGCATGCGCGTGAGCCTCGACGCGGCCCCAGCGACGGTTGCGGCCACCCAATCCGGTGCCTGGACACTCACGACCCTCACCAACCAGAGCCAGGTGGGCGGCTACGGCGCCAACGATCAGATCCCCGCCCTGATGCACCTCTCCGCCGATTCCCTGCGGCGCAACATCACCGTGAGCTGAGGTGACTTGAGATGCCAATCAGCAACGGCAACCGCAAGATCCTCGATCTCAAGCGCTGGGAGTTCTGCACCCCAGCGCCAGCAGCCACCGCCGCCGGCCACTTCATCGTCTCCAGCCGGCACTACCGCCAGCAGCAGCTGCTGGTGCAGTCCAACACTGCTGCCTATCTCTACAACCCAGCAGAAGACGGCTGGGTGCAGGTGCCCTCCCCTGCTCTGGCGGGGACCTTCGGGGCGGGGGCGTGCGGGACCGCTGCTTCTTTCTCCACCGGCGCCACCGCCGCTGCCGCCAGCCTCACCGCCAGCGGCGGCAGCACCACCACCCTCACCACCAATCAGAACCTGCAGCGGGACCTGCGCGGCTACAGCGTGCTGATCGTGGGCGGCACCAACGCCGGCCGGCTCAAGACCATCGCCGCCAACAGCCTCGGCGCCAATGCCGTGCTCACCTTCACCGAGGCGGAGGCGACAGCCTTTGATGCCACCAGCCAGTACCGCCTGCTCACCCCCACCTTCTACGTGCTCGGTGCCGGCACCCTCGCCAGCGGTTCATTCAAGCGGTACGACTTCGCGACCAACAGCTGGGTCACCCTCGCTAACACCGGCCTGCCGGCAACGATCGGCACCGATGGCCGCCTGATCGCCACCCCCGCCTGGATCGACACCGGCTTCCGCTCCTTTGCCACAGGCACCGCCACCGGCGGCAGCAGCACCACCCTCACCAACACGGCCAAGAGCTGGACTACCAATCAGTGGGCCAACAGCCAGCTTCGGATCACTGCCGGCACCGGCGCCGGGCAGATCCGCACCGTGGCGAGCAACACCGCCACCACTCTCACGCTGAGCAGCGCCTGGAGCACGACTCCCGATGCCACCAGCCAGTACAGCCTGGAGGGCAACGACGATGCGCTGTATTTCATCGGCAACAACGCCGTCACGCTGTACCGCTACAGCATCAGTGCCAACAGCTGGTCCACCCTCTCGCCCACCACCGCCCGCGCCGCAGCGCCGGGGGCGGGACTTTCGGGCCACTGGATCCATTCGGTGAGTGCCAGCGACTGGAGCAATGAGGCCGCGATTCGCAATGGCCGCTACCTCTATTCCTTCCGCGGCGGAGGCTCCGCGGTGCTCGATCGGTATGACCTCGCCGCCAACACCTGGGAGAACGCCCTGCCCTATGCCCCGGCGACGGAGACCTTCGCGGCGGGCACCAAGCTGGCCTACAACGGCGATTTCCTCTATCTGCAGAAGGACGCCACCAGCCGCTGGTTCCGCTACGACTTCGCCCAATCCGCCATGGATGGATGGACCACCATGCTCTACCCCCAAGGGGCGGCAGTGGTGGGTGACACGGCCTTTGATGTGTCCTTCCGCGAGGGGAATAGCGAGATTGTTTACATCTACATGCTGCTCAATACCTCGGCGGTGAGCCTGCGGCAGATGGTGATCTGAGTCCCCAAGGGGGCAGACCGGGAAGGACTCGATCCCTGGCAATAGGCAGTGACCCGCCCGGCCACAAGGCCAGGCCTGCACTGCTTCTGCGATGGGCTCCTGGAATTCCACCGGTTCGATCCGCGGTCCTGAGGGTCCCGCCGGCCCGCAGGGCTCGCCCGGTTTGCAGGGCGTCCAGGGCCCGGCAGGTCCCCAGGGACCCCAGGGGCCCGTCGGATTGCAGGGGACGCAAGGCCCTGCCGGACCATCTGGCCCCGCGGGCCCGACCGGTCCCCAGGGTGTGCAGGGCCCTGCCGGCATCGGCATCAACTTCAAGGGCCAGGTCGCCACCCTCGCCGCCTTGCCCACAGGTGCCGCCCAGGGCGATGCCTACCTGGTGCAGGCCGACGACTCGCTGCGGGTGTGGGACAGCGGCACCAACAGCTGGGTGAACGGCGGCTCGATTCAGGGCCCCCAGGGACCCGCTGGTGTGGCCGGCCCCACTGGTGCGAGCGGTCCTCAGGGCCCGGCCGGACCACAGGGACCCCAGGGCATCCAGGGCCCGGCCGGCGCCGACGGCTTGATCGGCCCGCGCGGCACGGGCTGGTTCACCGGCACCGGTGCGCCACCGGCGGTGATCGCAGGGGCGGTGGATGGCGATCTCTACCTCGATCTGGCCACCGGCACCGTCTATGTGCTCGGGCCGATCCGTGTGGCGGACCTGCCCGCCATCGGCATTGAGTTCCAGGGCGGCTTCTATGCCGGCCTGATCAGCCATACCGCCAATGGTGTGGCCACCCACGCGCTGATCATTTCCCCCAAGACTGCCGGCTCGCTGCTCAACGTGGCCTGGAAGAGCGCCAACACATCCACGACGGGAACCACGAGCCTGTTCGACGGCTGGGCGAACAGCGAGGCGATGAACAACGCCAGCCATCCGGCAGCGCAGTTCTGCCGGTCGCTCACCATCAACGGCTACGACGACTGGTACCTCCCCGCCACCCAGGAGTGGGACGTGCTGTATCGCTCCTTCAAGCCGGAGGCGACTGCTGCTGGCACCTATTCCGGCGCGGGCTACGGCGCCAACCCCTATGCGGTGCCGGCGGGCGGCAACTACAGCGACAGCAACCCAGCCCTCACCTCCGTGCTCGCCTTCCGCGCCGCCGGAGCGGAGACGCTGCGGCACTTCGATGAGAACTACGGCGACGATCCCTTCTTCCACTGGACCTCGACGCAGGCCGCCAGTGGCACGGCCTACCAGCGCACGACCTACATGGGCATCCAGCTGGCGGAGAGCAAGACGATCGCCACCGCCACCCAGGTGCGGGCGATCCGCCGCATCCAGGTGCTGCCGTAACCACCAGAGGGCACGGTCATGGCCAACTGGCTGCCGCGCATCCAGGTCCCCGGCCAGCGGGTGAGCGTGAGTGCCACCACCACGCCCCTGCTGCCGGGGGCCAGTGCCCTGCTGGATCTGCCGGGCCTGGGCCGGCTGGGTCATTTCCTGGCTGTCAGCACCGATGCCCCGGCCTGGGTGAGCTTCTACAGCTCCGCTGCGGCCCGCGAGGCCGATGGCAGCCGCCCCATCACTCAGGACCCGGCTCCGGGGAGCGGGGTGCTGCTGGATCTGGCCACAACTGCCTCCGCTCTGACCATCACCGGCCCGCCAGGGGGCACTTACTTCACAACCGAAAACGCTGTGGCGGCGCCACCGCTGCGGGCGCTGGTGCGCAACACCGGCACCGCCCAAGCCGCCATCGCCCTCACCGTCTCCGCCGTCGTGCTGGCGCCATGAGCCGCACCTTGATCGACATCAGCCGCCTCGGTACCGCCACCACCTGGCCCTCGGTGGCGGAGGAAGTGCATGGCTATCTGCAGAACTGGATCGCGGCGGCCAATGCCCAGGTGAGCCAGCACCAGCTGCGCCTGGTCACCGCCCCTAACCCCACGGCCACCGCGACGGACCCCTGCGGCTGGCGCATCGAGGCGACCCTCGCGCAACTGACCCCTGGCGGTGCGCCGGCGGTGCTGATCCTCGAGGTGTTCCTCACCGGCACCGCCTTCCTGATCCGCCCGGGCATCGGCAACAACGAGCCCTTCCTCGGCGGTGACACCCAACAGGGCTGGGTTCTTCCGGCGGGAGATGTGGGCACCAGCAGCGGGACCTGGAGCACCACGCCGCTGCCCTTCACCGCGCAGGTGGGCTGGTCACTGACGCCAGGGGGCGAATACTTCGTGTTCGCCTACAGCCAGCACCGCTTGACGAACAGGCAGGCGGTGCCGCTGTTGATCGCTCGCGATCAGGTGTCCGGCCACTGGATCTTGGCGGCCTCGCCCCCGTCCACCACCTTCGATGCGCTGCGGGCGGTGAGCTGGAACGTGCGCTCCGGGCAGCCTTCCGGCTCCCGCACCCTGCTGCGCGAGAACTCTTCCACCCCGATCCAGATCCGCCGGCCGGCCGAGCTGGTGCTCGCCACCACCGACTGGAGCTACTACGAGACCGCCAACGAACCGGCCCAGTTCTGGGAACCCCTGATCCTTCCGCCTGATTTCGCGGCGCTGAACCTGAGCAGCGGGGCGATGAGCTACTTCAAGCCGCCCGATGGCAGCGAGTGGCTGGCGATCGGCGGCCATGGCCTGCTGCTCCGCACCAAAGACCCCACCTCGACAGCGGCGCCGACGCCATGACCTATCAGGTGTTCTGCCAGAGCTTTGCCCCCGGCAGCTGGAAGTGGACCAGCAAAGACCCGGCAGGGGTCGGCATGCAGCTCGACGGGGCCTTCCGCGCCTTTGCCGCCCTGGTCAACGCCCTGCCCGGCAACGCCAGCACCCCCCTCTCGGTGGTTCGCTCCCATGCGGATGCCACGGCCAACCGCTGGGGCTACACCTGGCAGCTGGGCCATCCCGTTGAACCCGCCCACCTCTGGTTCCTCACTGAAAGCACCACGGCCCAGGGCGACACCCAATCCAGCAGCAGCGCGGTCTTTGGAAACGCGCTGGCCAGCA